CACAACTGAGAGCACTCAGAAAATGCTAAGAAGTTTTCAAGAAGGAAATAACAAGGCTCATGTAGACCTTACAACAAAAATTTCTGCTTTAGAAAAGTGGAGATGGATGATGATGGGAGCAGGAGTTGTTATAGGGGCATTAGGCTGGCCGGCATTAGCACAACTTTTAGGCATGTAATAGTAGGGGCTTCGGCCCCTACTATTTTACTAACATCTGCAATTTATCAATAACAATAGCAATATTAACAGTAGAAAATAAACCAGGATGTAAAGGCTTGGGATATGAATCTTCTTTGACCCAGGCATAACCTGAATGTTCGTTGTTGAGTTTGGGGATAAACTCATCATCTACTTGACAGAAAAAAGTATGATAAGTAAAAGTACCATTCGTAAATTTTTGAATAGGTATTAGTTTTAAATCTGAACTAAAGTATCCAATTTCTTCAAGACATTCACGCTCAACACCTTCTAGTAGTGTTTCTTTTTTTTCTATTTTACCACCAGGTATACTCCAACTTGGGTTTTTAGAATCAGTTCTTAATAGATAAAGATATCTACCTGTGTTTTTACTGTAAAAGAAAATTCCTGCGGCTGTTTTCATTTAGATCACAATACTGTAGTCGCCTTCGCCATAAAAACCTTCGTAAGACTTGACCCAAATTTCTTGTTCAGGTACATATCTGTATTGAATTTGTGTTTTTAAGTTTGTTACAAACTGTACTTCTTGTGCTTGTGAAGCATCAAACGCTATTACCCACTTGCTTTGTGCGGCATCGTATTCAATTATGTCGTTTGCTTCTGCTACTAGATCGCCCCATGCTACTGTGGTTGTGTCTTCTGAACCTACATTTTCTACAAGCAAGTATCTTGTTCCATTAATGGGGCCAGGCAACCCTGCATTAGGTCCTGATAGTTGAGGATTGATAATACTGTTAACAGGCGTTAATGTGTTTTGTGGAAGAGTGTCAGGGTCAATGTTATAAATTAAAAATCTACCATCAGTAGGATCAATAACTGCTGTACCCACAATGTCATCTTCCATGTAAGGATTTTGTAACCATATTTGAGAAATACCCGGCTTGAATGCACCGTATACATTTAATAAACTTTCCCAGTATATACCTGTTTCAGGATTTTCAGGTACATCGAATTCACTGTTAGGTGGATTAAACGTTGAAGCATTTGGTAGTAATTGTAGTCTGTTGCCTAATAACAAAAGTTTATAACCGTATGGTGATACTTTTTGTCTTGTACCTAATAACAAATCTTCATCTTGAATATCATCAAGTGCTTTACCTTTAAAGATAGAATTAATAACTTTGTGAATAACTCCCATCTTTTTAAGTTTAGCAGAAGTAGTAATCCAGATAGGCATGTAAAACTTCCAAGTCATCACATCAATAGGGTTTCCTGTACCTTGAGGAATCTGTCGAGATGTAAATGTTAAACCATCTTGAAAGACTGCTGATAGCGAAGTCCAATCAATAAAGTTATCTGTACTTTGAATTTCAAGTGCTGGGTTAAACAACGTACCTATTTGCTCAATTAACTGTAGTTTTTGTTGATAATTAGTAGTCCAAAAATCAACAGTCACTCTTAATCTGTAAGGTACTGGCATCAATCTATCGATAGTAAATGCTTGACCCTGCGTTGTTTCATACGTTTGTGTTTCTTCATCATAGGCTCTTTGCCTTACATTGATTTTTGAAACAAAAGATGGTTCTTGGGTTCTGTTTTGTTCGTACTCTAAGCCACTAATATAATAAGTGATTAGAGGTGCACTGGGAAGATTACTAGCACTATTGTTTGCAATAATGTTAGCAGCCTGACGACTAGAATCTCCATACATAATTGGCACTCTAATAAGAATGTCATTCCCATTTGGGTCTTTACCATTAGTAACGTACCAGTTGCTGAAAATTTTTGCGAACTGTATTAAAAATCGTCTAACCTGATTATCGTAAAAGAATTGTGCCAATTGTTATAACCTCATTATTCTTCAGGTGGTAGTGTGTCTGGATCTGGTTCAAGCATAGAAGAAAGTGGCTGTGCTTCAGGCACAGATTCTTCACTGTTATTTAGAAAGATTTCAGCCTGGTTATTAATAAATCCTGATTTTTGTGATTGATCATTAGAATCAAATCCAGTTTCAGTTCTTACATTTTCTGAAATTCTTACCCAGACATTTCCGTCCCAACGATAAAGTATTTGAGGTGCATAATCAATTCGTAAAAAGTAATCACCTACCTGAGGACTCTGAGGGAAACTAATACCAGCACCAACTGGATATCCATTAGGAGCAGTTCCATCACCTGTTAAATAACCTTCTGTGTATCCAAAGTCTTGAGGAGTAGTACGAACAATAAACTGAAATCTAGGATCGCAATCAGCACGATAGTTCATTTGCTGAGTAATATTTCCAGTGAATCCTGTTTGCTCTGGGTTTTGATCTGCTGTAGCATAAGTGTTATCAGCAGTACCAAACGGTCCTGTTACAGGACCAAACGATTGTACTGTAAGAATTTTTGTACCTTCAAGTGCTCTAGAACCACCTTCTAATACTTCTGGAGCTTCTTCTGTTAACTGCAAACTTGCTTGAACAAACTTGTCTATTTTCTTAGCAACATCATCAGAATCAGCAGTCATATCCCAAATGCTTTGTAATACTTCTTTTGAAACCTTAATACCTGCACTAGGATTTTTATACTTTGGATCACGCATCAGCACAACATTTGCTTCAACTGGTATTGGGGTACCTAATCTTGAAGAATTGAATACAATATCAACCGGGGGCGCGGGCTCCCCTTCTTTATGTGAAGGCACACCGTTTTGTTCAAACCTACCATACGTTGGGACAACATACAATTTGCTAGTATCGTATCCTGACTTAGGTACAATGCGTTTTGCTTCTTTTAATGCCGCATCATTAATTTCAATATTTTTATTGTAGCGTGAAAGTATATCAGTTAATGCGCCACCTTCTACTTCTTTCCAATATTGTTCGTTTGGTGGAGAGGTTCCTGCAGGAACTTCAGCAATAGATTCGTATATTGTATCACCAAACTTAATAGTATATCCTGGTGGATATGTTTTGTCTCTATCCCAATCACCAAGATAATTTTCTTTATCAATTGGTTGCTTTAAGATATCGCTGAATTCTTGTGTATCTACTAATGGCTCACACTTGATTCTCCACAAGTGAGGATACCAAGTTTGTGAGAATCCTTCACTAGCATAGTTAGCATCAGTAACTTGATAAAATCTTTTAAGTGCTGTAGGTATATCTTCATTAAGAGGATGATAATCTAACAAGTGTGGCAACTCTAATACATCGCCTACCATTAATTTTCTACCAATAATATCAATCATGTCATTGTAGTGAACAGTAACAAAAATAATATCATTGTTTAAAAACAAGCCAAACTGACTTAAATCAAAATCTAAGTTTTGAACATTATAGTGACCTCTAAGTCTGTAAATATCTGGGTCATATTTTCTATCGCGGTTTTCTAAGAATAGCAAATCTTGGATATTAGTAGGGTCTAATTGATCGTATTGGGGCTGAGTGAAATCACTAGAAGGCCCCTCATTTGATACGCCCAAATATTTGTGGATATACAAGTCAGTGCCACCGATTGTAAACTGTTCCGAAATTGTTCGGTCCATAAATCGATAGTCATTTTGCTTTTCTGGGCGATATAAACTTAGTCTTGGCATAGTAGTATTTATCGCATACAGAATGGTTAATTTGGTATTGACATTAGATTTTAGTTCAAGTATAATAGTAGATCAATAAATATGTTTTTGCAAGGAGAACATAATGGCAAAACGGGCAAAAAAGAAAGCCACAAGAACAAAAGTTAGCGCAGTTTCGGGTCCTACTAAAGAATTAAAGATCGCAAGTGCTGATGCCAAGTATTTTGGAACAGAACCAAACTTCTTAGAGTCGCAACCTGACAGCGATCACCGTCAACTTGATTTGTCCAAATCATTTACTTGGTATTCTCAACTTTTTGGTAACAAAGAAGCCAAAGAGTTTATTATGTCTTACTTAGAATTGAATGGTGACAAGAAAACTGCTAAACTTGTAAAAAAAGTTCCTGATAGTCAAGTAAGGTCAACTTATGGTTGGCTTGCTCGTTTAACATTAAGAGGTCTAATATTAGAACAAGAAGAAAAAGATCGTTTGGGTTCAGAAATCGACCGCTTGTTGTCATTTGTTTCTCAGGAAAAATCATCTAGTGAAGATGAAAAAGAGTCACCAAACAAGCCCAACATTCAAGAAATTATGTTAGAGCGAGCATCAGAGGCTGCCGGCGAGTTCGAGGGCATGTTTGATGACTACATTGACGCAGGATGCCCCAAAGACTTTAACACAAAAGATTTTGTTTTGACTGCTCTACAAGAACGCAAAATTCTTCCTCAGCACGTAAATAACATTATCAAAGGTTGGGAAAAAGTAAAAGGGGAATTTGTTGAGGTTCAACAAGACAAATGTGAACAACTAAGAGAATCTTATAAGTTCATGTCAAAGACACAAATTAAAAATGCAATCAAATATGTTGAATCTATTATTTCAGACTTGCATGGTTATGTATCTATCAAGCAATCTGCTAAAAAGCCTAGAGCACGAAAAGCAGTACCTGTAGAAAAAGTAGTTGCTAAGTTGAAATACTGTTCAGCATACAAACAAGATGGACTTGACTTAGTAAGTGTGTCTCCTACAAAATTACACGGTTGCTCAGAAGCATGGGTGTATGATACTAAAAAACGTAAAATGCACCATTATGTAGCTGATGAATACAGCAAAGTGCTCACGGTGAAAGGTACTACTTTATTAGGATTTGACAAAGTTGAAAGCGGAATGAAAACGCTTCGTAAACCTCAAGAACAAATAAAAGAAATGACAGGTAGCAAACCTGCCGCAAGAAAATACTTTAAGAACATTAATGCGGTTCAGGCTATTCCAACTGGCAGATTTAATGAAAACATGGTTATCTTGAAGGCATTTTAGTGTCTAGAATTGTAGCATTTGGTTGTTCATTTACACACGGAGACGGGTTGCCAGACTGCTTTCTCGAAGAAGATAATAAGCCTGGAATTTTGCCTAGCAAGTTAGCGTATCCAAACATTTTAGCAGAAATGTTAAACATAAATGAAGTAGTTAACAACGGTGAATCAGGATCTTCAAACATAAGGATTTTAAAGAGTATATTGTCCTTCAAATTTAAAAAAGATGATATAGCGATACTTCAATGGACCTTTTCTGAAAGAGATACTATATTTTCTTCAAAACACTCTCAAACTTGGTTAGAGGTT